GTATAACTGTCAACATTAAATCTGTTAAAATAATCTAAATTAATATCCCAACATAAATTTCCGTCTTTCTTTCCGCTTATTGTATCATACGCAATAAAATTTGCTTCAGGAGATTTACAAAGACCTTCTAAAAAAGATACATCTTCTTTGCTTATAAGATCTACTGGAAAGAAATATGGCATCATGATATTAGAGCTCTTACTTTATCTACACTTTGTTCTGTTGTAACAACATTTATAATAAGCCAAATACTATCATCATTAGACGCATTAAACAGCATATGTTTCTTTAATGTATTTACATAGTATAATCGTCCATACTGCCATTTAAGTGCTGTATAGTTAATGTCATCACCTAGCATCCAGCAACATCCCGGAGGATTTGTATTTGTTAATGCCATTGCTAGTCTAAAAGTTTCTGGTGTTTGTTTCTTACCGCCATCAATGTGCGGAGGAAAGTAACCGCCAGGTGGTAAACTAATTATTTGTGTTCTTGCTAAAAAAGGTCTCCAAGGATCAAGTAAGTTCTGTAGTTCTTTACTGTTTTTGTATAGATCGGTTGGTTTATTAAAATCGCTTTCTTCGATACTTTTACCAGTAGTACGAGAATGTTCTGTTAGACTACTTACACTATTATTAGTCATTTCTCCAGTCAATGACGTAACTGTTAAACTATTTCTTGGGATATCAGGTTTATTAGGATTATACTTTTCCCAATAGTCTTTGTATTGCTCTATGTCTTTTAAAACTTCTTTAGGAGCCACAAAAGAGTTAAGAGCTATAAAGTCACCGTAGTTATTTAGAATTGAATAAAGATTCCAACTCATTGAGTACCTCCTTTACAGCATCTTCTGTTGTTATTGTTTCTAATAGGTGTGGATTATTTTCGAGTATCCAATGACCTTTAGTAAATCCCCATGTTAAATATTTTTGTTTGTTAGTTTCGCTAAACATTTTGAGAGAAAGTTTATTATTCTTCATAGAATAGTAAGGTGCAGTAACTTTTGCTTCAGTAATCTTACTTCCTATATTAATACATCTAATACCTTTGCTATGTGCTAACAACGCAATGTTTACTTGTGTTGTACTAAATTCAGTGTTATTAATCAATACATCATATTTGTTTTTAAATATAGCATCAATATCTTCTGGAAAATGGTATCCGTTAGTCATACTAAAGCCTATTACATTGTGACCTAGTTGAGTACATGCTTTGGCGATATGTTTTCCAAAGCCACTTGTATGACCGGTTATGCCAATCGTAAGACCCATTGTAGCCCTCCTAATGGTATTTCCTCTTGTGTAATATTCCAGTTATAAAAACTATGTTTCTGGAACCATTCTAATAGTTTTGGATTTTCTTCTCTGCTTAACCATATATCTTTGTATCCCATGTCTAGTGCCATCTTAGTACTAAATCCTAATGTACTATTACCTCGTTGTAAATCATCTTGCATTGTACCCCAATCGTAATTGCGATCTCTGGTATGACGACTCATAATCCGTATGCCGCCATTGTATTCTGGCCTTTCTATACCGGCACTATAATAGACTAAGTGAGGATCCCATCCCATACGAGCAAATTTAGTATGCTGGAATAAAGGCCACTTGCTGTAGTTATCAGCATGTTTGTGTCCTTGTGTTTTTGCAAACAATTCTTTTATGTCCTCTAGGTGGGGATCAATTTTTTCTAAACGCCATTTCATGATGATCTTTATGATTTCCTTCAAACGGTGCGATTAAGTTTACCCATATATTATTAATCGGACCTTTGCTATCATGCCCCCAAAGGTTTAATGCACCAAAGCCAAAGTAGGCTAGTGCATATATTATTGCTAATACTATAAGTGCTTTATATCCAAAAATTAAAGCAAGTAATATTGCATTTGAAATATAAATTACATTTCTATGTTTGTGAAAAAACACTATCCTAGGATTTGTAACCATGTCTTTTAAAAATTTTCTTGGTATAGCATCTACTCTCCAAAGACTAAACAATATAGAATACCAAGGTTGATATCTTGCACTGTGAGGATCTTTAGGAGTATCAGTATACGCATGATGCATACGATGAACACCAACCCAACCTAGTGGACTTCTGTTTCCACAAAGCAATCCGCAATACAGCATAACAACTTCTTGCCAAGGCTTTGCCTTAAATTCATTATGCGAAAAGTATCGATGGTATCCGTAAGTAATGCCAATTGTAACAACTAACATATACGAAATATAAGACAATAGGATAAGATATAGTATTTGCATACTAGTACTTATCTCTGTTATTATGAGGGGGTATTATATAAGGTTTGCCCAGGCGCCGGATTCGTAGCCTTGGAATTTATTATCTGTTGTATTGTAAATAACCATTCCGTTTGCCGCTGTAAGGGCATCACGTTGTACTGTGGTAAGCGAACCAAATTGTACAAAACCTGTACCTTTAATATTTCCTAATACTTCTAGTGCTTCAACCGGTGCTGTAAAATCTGAGTTTGCTGGCTCAATTTTTACTTTTAATCCGCCGTGTACTGTGTGAGTACTATACTGTGTAATACCAGTTGCACCATTATCATCATGACTAAAATATGTATTGGTAGGACGAGTCTGCATAACAAATTTTTGTTGCGTTCGATCCATTACTCTATTAGTAGCAAGTACTACGGTATTGTCTGCAGGAGCTTCATTGTAAACAAACTCCAATCTTGCAGAATTATTAATATCTCCAACACCGGTTATTGTTACTTCAGTTGTATTAATAATACCAGTTACTTCGCCAACAATCTTACTAGAAATACCATCTACAAGTACAGTTGAATCATCACCAAACACACTACCTGTTACTTCACCGTCGAATGTACCTGCGTGAGCACCTGTTGCATTACCTGTTACGTTACCTGTAAATGTTCCACTTACTTGTGCAGCTGCTATTTGTCCTGTTGCTGCATTAAAGACTACAGTACTGTCGTCTGCAATAATATCTGCTTGTACTCTTTCAGCTGTGATCTGACTGTCAACTGTTAATTGAGAAAGAAATGCTTCTTTCCAGTATGCTGTAGTGGAACCTAAATCATGTGTTGCATCGGCATTAGGAACTAAATCGCCGGACATTACTCCGCCTATATTAATTACATCACTTCCAACACCGTCACCTAAGTTAATATTCCCTGATGCTTGTATAGTACCAGTAATATTAATGTTACCTGTACCAGTAATATCATGGTTGTTTAAGTCTAATGTACCGCCTAGCTGTGGAGTAGTATCAGCTAAAAGTGAGTCGATAGTACCAGCAATAGATGTTATTCCACCTGCTGTAGTTCCGTCACCAACGTATAGTTGTTTAGTGTCTGTTGTGAATATTAATTCACCTGCTGCAGGTGTGATACCTAATCTTTCTGCATTGGTACCTCTTCTAACTTGTAATGCCATCTATTAACTCCTGAATAGTATTTGTTATAGTATTTATGCCGATCACTTTCTTTTCTTCATAAAGATTGCAGTACGCTTCTTAATATCTCTTTTGACTTTTTGAGTATCTAGCCTAAAATCTATATTTTTAATACTAGTTTCGTATTCAGAGAACAGGTCTTCTAAAGCTGTTTCTATATTTAAACTAGGCTTAGTTAATGACTTTTTTACGTCGATATCCCATATTTTACCGTCGTTAAAGTATATCTTAACACTATGTAAATACTCAATAGGTACTACATCAATAGTAATATCTTTAAATATTTCAGGCCAAGCACTAACTATATCTGAGGGTAGCTTACCTTTTTTAGCCATCCGCCGTTGTCTTTGACTTACGCTTTGTAGGAACAAGTTCTTCTGCTTGCTCTCTAAGAGTCTTTGCTTCTTTAAACAAAGAATCTGCCTGCGAACGATATTGTGCCGCAAGTACTTCGTCGGTTAAGACATCGGTTGTTGCAGGTGCTGTATATGATGCTGCTGGATCAGCTACAGGTGCATCTTTTACTTCTGCAATAGTTGCTCCTTTTGGATCTTTCATAGCAAGGTCGTTTACTGTAACACCTTTTTGCTCTGCAATAGTTTTATTAAGTTCATCTAATGGTAATGACGTATTATTATTTGGTGTCATTTCAATTAAGTTAGTTGCAACTTTAGCAAGTTTTCCTGTTTTATGAAATCCAGCTAACATATTTCTACCATCTGATAAAGATGATCTAGCCATAGCATCTGCAAATTCATCTGAGTTTTGCCCAGCATTTGATTCTATTAAATTAATTAGTGAATCGTGGTCAGCTGCATCAAGTGATTCTGTAAATACAACTAAACAGTTATCAGGGTCACCTGGTAATACTCTATATGCTACTGCACATTTTTTCTTAGTTTTTGTTACTCTTCCGATATGTTTCAATGCGGCCATATTAATCTCCTTTTGTTCCGTCTGGCGCAGGTGCAGGTTGTTGTGCAGCTACCGCTGATAGGAACGTTTCTAGCTTGTTGTATGTTGACCCAACGGTCATCATTTCATTTGGTTTGAACGCACCACGTTGGCTTGCTACATCAATGATTTGCTTTAGTGCATTTAAATCAGTAATAGTAAGTTCTGTAGTACCTTCTGGTGCTGGCGCTTGAGCTTCTTGTGTAGGTGCTTGTGCGTCAGCGTTCTTTTTATCTTCGCTCATTTATTGTCTCCTGTGTTTAAAATAAACTACGTATATATTTACTTGTATTTCAAAAGTGGGCATGCCAAAGTGAAATAGGAAAGTTCTTTAGTATCTTCAAATCCTATTTTACATACAGTCTCTGTACCACCAGTTTTAGCAATTACAATAGTTGTGCCTATATAATACCGACCTTTTAGATTGTCAGTTATCCATTTTTGTATACTTCTTTCTAAGTTATAACGAAGTGGTATTTTAATGTAATCGCAATGAGGACTAGGCACCTTTAAGCGCCTAATACCAAATAAATTTAATGGATTTGGTTCTTTAACTTTATGCAACATCTTGTTCATAGTGTGCTGTTACACCAAAAGGTGCTTGTAATTCCTTATCTCTATGCCCGTGTATAATGAATACTGTTTCGCAATATTCAGGATCTCCCCAACTTCTCCAAGGATATCCATCTGTAAACATGATAAACTTTTTAGGCTGAATATCATTTTCTTTCATATAATCCCAGTTACAGTCAAATTCTGTTCCGCCACCGCCAATAATATTATAGTCTAATAAGTCCTCACCACCGTCTGCACTAAAGTCTTGTTCGTTATAAACAGCAGTATCAAAACACCATAGTTTAATGCTATAAGATTTAAATTCTTCCATAATACCTTTAACTTCACTTAAGAAGTCTTTAGCTTGTGAATCACCAATAGATCCACTCATATCTAAACCTACACAAATATCAATTTCATCATCATAATTCATGCCTGGAAGAATAGCACCAGTGTGCCAACCTTTACGTGAAGGACGACTAAATGTAAAATCGTGTTTAATAGTAGACTGTATTTGTTGTCTAATAATTTCACGCCAGTTCATTTTAGGTTCTGTAAGTTCTTTAATCATACGTTGAACTTCAGCTGGAGTATTGCCTGCACCAGCCGCTTGTGCTGCACTAAGCATACTTTCTTTGACCTCGTCTTTGATCTTTTTCATTTCATCTTTAGAAAATTTTGGCTTAGACTTACTTACTTTATTACCTTTTGAATCTTCTTCTTCGCCTGAATCACCGTTACCGTCTGCATCATCACCCATACCGTCAAGGTGTTCGTCTAACATTTCGCCTAGTTGCTTTAAGTACTCTTCGCCGTTTTGTTTTGCTGTTTCGTAAATGTCATCATATACTTCTTCAGATGTCCATTTGTCATATTTAAAATCTTGGAAGCAATCAATAAAGCTAGGCTTTACACCAATACGATCACGTACTAGTAGATTATTAACAATATAATCAGCGGCAATATTATATAGTCGAGGCTCACGTCCTTCTCTACGTCCTAAGTGATCAAATACACAATGTAGAATTTCGTGTGCAATAACAAATTCAATTTCTTTGTTATTCATTGCATTAAAGAATTGTGTATTAAAGTATAAGTTTCTACCATCAACAGCGGCCGTAGGTAACCAATCATCTGCTGCTAAAATACGTAAACGAGTTGCCATATTACCAAAGAAAGGATGTCTAAGCAATAAACCTACTCGAGCAACAATGATACGTTCTAATACTTCTTCACGCATTTCAATTAGTTGTTCTGGAGTAATATCTGGATCAGGTGTCCAGTGCTTTGTTCCTTCTACATTATGTAATACGTCAGTTTTCATTGTGCCTATTCCCTATTGTTATACTATAAGTATACACATATTTACGTTATTTGTCAAGTGAAAAATGGGCGTTTTGGAGAGATCGCCCAACTCTTTTATGGTTACACCTGTTGTGCAGCTGTAATGTACTTGCCAAAACGCTCATGGAATTCATCAAAACATGCTACTTCATCTGGATCGATTGGTAGTGAATATTGTGTAAGAGCAAGTTTTATGCCCATAACAACTAATTCTGTTTCGAAGTTATCCATTGCAAAACGTAGGAAGTTATTAACTTTATCGTCAAACTTCTTATCGTTCTTATCGGACGCTTCTTTAAGTTCATAGCAGAGTGAGACAGTTAAGGAATACATGGCACTGATTTCTTTTGTCTTCATCTCTTTAACTTTGCCATCCAAAATATCTGTTGGATTAGGCATTGTTGACGCTACTTTACGGTGTGCCATAAACTTTACAGCAAGGCCTTCGCCTACTGAACCACTAACTAAGTCTGTTGTGGTATTTTCATCATCGTCATCTTCGAGTAGTTCACTTACAAAAGACCAACTACGTGGTGTTGCAAAAGAACGACTAGGTGACTTTGGATCAAAATCATATAAGTCTTTCTTACTAAAAGTAAGATAACCTACAACATCGTTGTGTATCTTGTTTTCAACAGCCCATGCAAACCAATCATCAAAGTTTACAGCAAGCTCAACGTGTACAAATCTATTTGCTAACGGAGCAGGCATTCTGTATGTAACACCTTTGTCAGCTTCTCTGTTACCTGCCGCAACAATAAGTACATTGTCTGGCAGTTTATATTGTCCAACACGTCTGTTAAGAATAAGTTGGTAAGCAGCTGCTTGTACAGCCGGTGCCGCAGAATTCATTTCGTCTAAGAACAAAACGATATTATCAAATTGTGCAGCAAACTCTTCTGTTGGAAGTTCTTGCGGCGGTGCCCATGCCATTGTATTGTCATTCGCACTATAATACGGAATACCTTTAATATCAGTTGGTTCCCATAATGATAGTCGAACATCAATTAGATGTGAATTTTTTAGTTGTTTAGTGATCTGTCCTACAATATCAGATTTACCAATACCTGGAGGACCCCACATAAACAACGGACGTTTCTTCTTGAAAGCACGTAGAATGCTTTTCTTTGCGCCATTTGGCGATACTGTGCGTAGTGCTGTAATATTATCCATTGTGTATTCCTCTTGTTTAGTGTTCAGTGCCATATCTAATTTCTTAGTATGTATATATAATAACACCGTTTTGACTAAAGGTCAACCACTTTTGGATTCTTTTTTCTGTCTTGTTAGGGCTTTTTGTAGTCCATATTTACGTACATCTCCGCTAAAAAGACTCAATTCCATGGCCTTTTTTTCGTTAGTAACTATTATACATTTTGAAGCCAAATAGTATGGGCAATCTATAAAATTATCCATCCATATTATTGTATTAGTAGTAAGTTCAAATTCTGGTGGATAAGGTATTTCATATGTTTTTAAATCTAACTCAGTTGTGATAAATTCAAATCCAGTATCAGTAAGTCTTAGTCCGCCTGTTTCTTTGTCTCGAGTGTTCTTCCACCATAGAGGCAAGTATTCTTTTAAAGACAATTCGTTTACTGATTTACCTGCTTGTTTTAAGAATACTTTAGTGTATGTTTCTTTCCAGTTCATTCTTCTACAGTTTCACCTGCAGTCAATTTTACAACAGTAAACTGATCAGTATTGAAAAGTGAATTCATTTTACTAGCAAGATTGTGTGCATGTCCAGGATTTGAAAAACTAGTTTTTTTATATTTTGGTCCGGGATAGCTTGTAAGAACATTTGAACTTTTTAGATTAAAAGGAGCATTATTGTAAAATACAGCCCAGATAGCATCGGCCTGTAACACTTGCTCAGCTTTATATGTTTTTTTATCGATGTGTTCTGCTAACACCGTTGGTTTTGGTCTACTCATATGCGTATCCTTTTAATTAACTACGCATATATTTATCTCTTTTTAACCAACTTTTTAGACCAAAAGTAGTGTATAATTTTATATATAGGATAAGGTACAGGTATGTTATAACAGTGTTTGCCTCGTACAACTAAAACGTCCCAAGTCCATTGTCCTTGAATATGTGTAAAGCCTACAATACCAAAACTATACTTACCTATTACCAGCCTGTGCCGCCGTCCATTGTAACATTAATGACTTCGTCGTTGCCAGAGTTTTTACGTGCAAGTATTTGTTCAAGATCACCATTTAATCTAGACATTACTTCGCCTAATGTAAATGCTAATCTTTTAGCCTGTTGCATGTTAAGTTTAACTTCTTTAGCTTGACTAGCATCTGCACTTTTTACTTGAGATATAAATTGTTGTATCGGAGCAGTGTTTAGTGGTTCATTTTGAGTTGACACGTGATAACTCCGTTCTCATTTCTAATTCAGTTTTAAACGGTCCTCTATAATCATAGCGTTCAATTGTAATTAGTTTAGGACAAAAACTTTTAACCCAACCTTTTTCAAATTTAATTGTATAGTATCCTGCACAATATAAACTTTTAGATTTTTTACTTTTTGTAAATAATGGTAGTTTGCGTTTTACATCATACATATCGTTGTAAGGTAAACAACTAGTTGGATATGTGTTTACAATTTTCTCTGGTTGTACTTCTTTAATTGCTAGGTCTTGCCAGCTAACTTTACTTTCTAGAGACTTTTGAATTTCTAATGTATCGTTAAAAAATCTGCTTCCTTTAGAATCACTAAGCATATATTGTTCGTCGTTAAAACTAATAGTTCCTACGTTTTCACTATTATTAGATAAGATCCAAAACTTGTTTTTAACTATTTCTTTTGCTTTCATATCGGGTACCTCGCTTGTAGTGGCTCTGCAAATGATTGTGCTTGGTCTGCAATACGTTGCATATCCCACTTAGCACAAAACTTCATAAGACGCATACCTACTTGTTGTACTTCTTTTGGCGTCATATGATCTTCAATTACGTTGTTAATAATACTTCTAATATTACCGGGTTGTGCTGTCAAGTCACACAGTGTAACATTTCTTGTGTAGTCATCTAGTACACGATGTTCGTCACCGTTGTGATCAGTCCAACGTTGTAACATCATATTGTTCCAGTTGTAGCCTTTGTTGTCTTTGTCTGCAAATGCTTCAATAAGACCAACTTTGTTCTTTGTGCCTTTCTTACGTACACCAGGGTAAGCACTAAACACATTGTCACTAGTGTCGCCACGCATACACTTTTCAAACAGCATAAATTCTGGATTAGGAGCAGGCTTGTCTTCTTTAGTTTTCTTGTCAATAACAGATAAGCCTTTGTCGTCAAAGTAGCCTTCGTGTGTAATAGTAACGTTTTGTATGCCGTTGTACTGTTTACAGTTAGGTGCAATAAGTTGTGCAAAGTCACCGTCAGTACTAATAATAACATGATTGTCGTTGGGGTGTGCTTGTACCCAACCTGCAATAAGATCATCTGCTTCTAGTTGCGGATGTTGCATAACTGTACAATTAGTTTTAGTAGATACAAAGTCCTTAAATTCATCAAAGCACTCCCAAAACACTTTATCTTCTTCTGCTTGCGAAGGTGTTAGTGCATCACGAGTCTCTTGTCTATTGCGCTTATATGGCTCATAAAAGTCCTTGCGCCAGCTACGACCTTCTAAACAAAACACAACATGATCTGCATTAAAGTCACGCCATGCTTTCTTAACGCCGCTAAGTGTAATATGAAAGGCCATACCGACCTTAGTGTCAATGTCGCCACGTACTACATGCCTAGCACGAAAGAATGTGTTAGCTGTATCTACTAGAATATAAGTTGCCATTAGTTTGCCTTTATGTAATTTATAGTATTATTATAGCACCAGATCTGGCTTGTGTCAACCATTACGATACTTCTGATTTATCTTTGTCAATTGGTACTACATTAATATAGCCCATTTCTCTTGCTGTTTCAACACCCTGTTCGCCTAATATCTGTACAGCAATAGTTTTAAACCAACCATCAACAATTTCTTCATTAGACTCTCCAGTATAACCTGCATCAAGTAGTTCTTCAATAAACTGATTATTCCAATCGAGCTCAAAGAAACCGTTCTTAATATTGTCTGGATTAATTTGTGTATCTAATACAGCAACCCACGCTTCGCCTTTGGTAGTTGCTTCTTCTTTTTCTTTTGCAAGAATAGCTCTACGTTTATCTTGGTTAGTTGTTACTACTTCTTCTTCTTCTTTTCCCTGTAACTTGTTTACAGTTTTTTTTATTTTATCCCACATATTTTTACCATCCTGCCTTTCTAATCCTATCTTGATCGATAGGTGCCTTCATTGCTTTATCTAACTGTTCGTTAGTTTCTTTTTTAATTTTGTATAATGCATCCATATCTCTATTATGTTCCCCAGGCATTTCCGAATAAGCTGATATGGAGTCTAGGGGTAAATCGCCATCCTTCTGCCATACACGCTTCGGCAACGTCTTTAACGTTGAGAACATATTCTTCACTGCGTCCGCCCAACGGCATAAGATATACCGGACATTCCACCCCGGCACTTCTGTAAGCGTCAACAGCTCTTTTAACTTCATCAAAGTCGCTTTGAGTAGCGACAACAAACTTAAGATACATGTCACTATCAGTAACAAGCTGATACTCACTAGCCACATCAGGCTTAATAGCAGTATCCCAAGGTTCTCCGCTAACGCTAAGTTTTGGGGAACAAGACCAAGTGACTTGGATTCTGTCCTGATCGTTGAGATAGTTAAAGAGATCTTCGTGTAAAGATTGTGTAGTGTTTGTTTCAAATGTGACATTTTTTAAGTCCTTCATACGTGGATGTTCAAATAGTTCTACGTAAAGTCGTTGCCACGCTAACAACGGCTCACCACCTGTCATAATCAAGTGTACATCCTGACCATTATCTTGTACCCACTTACCGTTTGGTGTAAGAGATAGTAAGTGTTCAACTACTTCGTCTACAGTTGCTTGACGATTGAACTTCTTAAACTCAGGATAGATGCTTGCATATGTATCACAACCTGTATGTATAATAGGCAAGTCGTTAAACTCTTTTGTAGTTTCGTGTACGCCTGCATCAAGTAATGCTTGTACTTCAGCATTATGAATGATACCTGCTTTTTGTTTCTCGTCACGCATTGGCTCGTTTGTTAAACCAAAGTTCATACAACGAAAGTTACAACCAAATGTACGTAGGAACACACTAGGTACTCCTACAAACTTGCCTTCGCCTTGTACACTATAAAATGCTTCTGAATATCTTAGTTTCATTTTATGCTCCACACGAAAATTGCTGTTGTAATTTAATGTTGTCAAAGAATTCTTTCTTTGTACCTGCATCTTCTTTAAATGCACCACGTAATACAGTTGTTTGTGTAAGACTGCTAGTTGCCATAATGCCTCTGTTCTCACAACATCCGTGTGTTGCTTGAATGTAAACACCTAAATGTTCTGCATCTGTTGCGGCTTGAATCTCACGTGCAATGTCATTTGCAAGTTCTTCTTGTAGTGTTCCACGCCTAGCACACCACTGTGCAATACGTGTGTACTTGCTTAGACCAATTAGCTTGTCTGCGGCAATAATACCAATGTATGCAACACCTGCTACTGGCTGGTGATGATGTGAACACATACTTTTTAGTTCACTACGTACAACTAACATACCTTCGTAACGTTCTGTTGAATCGTTTGGAAATGCTGTTGCACTTGGAATAGGATCATAACGTCCTGCCATAATCTCATTGTAGTACATTTTAGCAAGTCGATGTGCCGTACCTTTAGAGTTTGGATCTTGATATCTATCAATCACAAGTGCATCTAGTACACTTTCAAATGCTGTAGTTGCTTCGTTGATAAGTTCATCTTTATCACCTTCTTGCAATACTCCACTAATGTTGTCGCCAGCCCAATAGCGTTGTTTTGCCTGTACTAGGCGGGCTTTAATTTCTTCACTTTTACTCATTTACTTCTCCGATGTTAAGGCAGTGGATTGCCTGTAATACTTTATATTATATACTTTATTTAGGTTTTTGTCAACCTGTTTCTTAATTTTCTTCTTCCTTCAACATACTTTTTATATCTATATGGATGGAAGTCTTTGTAATAATCTTTCTTTTGAAAGATAGCACTTGCGTCATCTAGTGCCGAGATTTTTTGTAACAACATAATAGTCCAATGATCATCAAAAGCATCTAAGAACCATAAGTCCTTGCCTTTGTAATTATATAACCCATTTAAACTATCAGTTGCTCCAATCATTTGATTATCTGTTAATATGTCTTTGTTAGTTGGCATTGCTACCATAACAACTTCAATAGATCCATCAAACAATTCTGCTTGCTCTGAAACGGCCCTCCAAAATTCATATACGTCTTCTGGAGGGTCTAAATTTATTAATTTTAATTTACTGTTGTCATATACAGATTTAGCATAAGGACACACGTTAGCATCATTAAGTTTGTTAACCCAGTCTCCTACATATGCATCTAAATCTGTGTTAGTCATTAAAATATTTGTTCAACATTTCTAGTCTATCATCAGCAGTTGCCATAGCATCTAATTCTTTTTGAATTGTTTCGATGATGTCTGAATGTTCGCCGATGCCTACAACCTTTTCCATATACACATTAATATTAGTTTTGTGCAATAGAATCTCTGCTTCGGCATGTTTTCTTGCGGCTTCAATCATTTGTTGTTTCAACATAAGTCTCCTTTCTAATATATCCCTACGTTTTCCCAAGGATATACTAACCATACATCCTCTTCTGCTTTGTTTACTTCGTGACAAGTGTATGCAATTGGATTAATTGATTCACTTGACAAGTTATCTGTAAGAGTTGCAAATTTTACATTATTACCCCATACACGATTCCATTTAGGATCATCTGGTAAACATCCTGCTTGCCAATCTTGCATAATCCAATTAAATGTTGCGCCTGTATCGTTGATATCATCAACAATAAGAATTTTCTTTTCTAATGGTCCTGCTGTTACTTTTGTACCATCGCTATATCCAAAAGCATCTTCGGCCATCCAACAGTTGCTTTCGCTGTCTCTATTGTCATCACGTAGACTTACCTTTAGTGCTTCGCAACGAATGCCAGTCATGTT